GATACCCCTCGACGAGATCTCCCCCGACCCTCGGAACCGGACGATCGGGAAGTACAACCAGGAGGCCCTCGAGCAGCTCGCCCAGTCCATCGTCAAGCATGGGGTCATCCAGCCGGCGATCGTGCGCCGGGCCCCCGAGGGAGAGGGCTACCAGATCGTGGCGGGACACCGGCGCTGGCTCGCCTCGCGCATCGCGGGGATCCCCGACCTACCCTGCATCATCCGGGACAGCGACGACACTGAGACCCTGGCCCTCCGGACGATCGAGAACCTGCAGCGGGAGGAGGTCCATCCCCTCGACGAGGCGGAGGGCTTTGACCGCCTCCGGACCGAGTGCGGCCACGATCCCGAGCAGATCGCCGCGGAGGTAGGTAGGCCGGTCTCCTACATCTACAAGCGCCTCCGGCTCCTGACCTGCATCGACTCGGCCAGGGAGCTCCTCATCGAAGGGACGATCACGACGGCCCATGCCCTGCTCCTGGCTCGGCTCGGGCCCGATCAGCAGCGCGAGGTCATCCAGGCGAAGAAATACGAGTTCATCCGGGGCGTCAGGGCCGCGGATCTCGACGAGTGGATCAGGCAGAACATCCTCATGGAGCTCAAGGACACCGCTTGGAAACTCGATGACGAGAAGCTCGTCAAGGTCGCCGGATCCTGCACGGCCTGCGAGAACCGGACCGGCTCCGCTCCCGCGCTCTTCGACGACATCAAGGGCAACCACTGCCTGGACAAAGACTGCTTCGCCCAAAAGCAGGCGGCGATCGTCAAGAAGAACAAGGGCGAGCTCGGCGGGACAGGGCTCCTCGTGACCGCGTCCTACTCCTATTACGGCCGCGAGAAGGACGTGCTCTCGCGCCAGAAGTGGGAGGAGTGCAAGAATAAGGACGAAGGCGCCGTGCGCTGCCTGATCATTGACGGCCCGTCTCCGGGGCGGCTCGTGTGGGGGCGCAAGACCGAAAAGGCGGCTCCTGCCCGGATCCTGACCAGCGATGAGCCCGAGGGCCCCTACCTGGAGCAGGCGGAGGAAGGCTCCGAAGTCAAGTCCGAGGAGGAGCTGCAAGAGGAGGCGGCTGAGCTCGTGAGGCAGAAGCGCCTGGAAGCCAAGCGAGTGACCAACCGACGCCTTTTCGATCTCATCCTCGAGCGAGTCAAGACCGCCGAGGACATCGCGGGCATCCTGCGGCAGCTCACTGTCGCCATGATCGAATACGCCGATACCGACGGTATGGTAACCCGCCACGGGTGGACCGGGAGCGATGACCAGGACAGCGAGGAGATCCTCCTCGAGCAGATCAAGGGGCTTGCAGCTCCCGACCTGCTCGCGCTCCTGGTCGAGGACAAGATCGACGACGCTCCTCATGCGCGCTGGGGCCCCGATATTGCGCTTACCCTGTTGCCCTGGCTCGAGCTTTTCGCGATCCCTACCGAGGAGATCCGCGCCCAGGTCTATGCCGAGGCAGGAGCGCCCCTCGCTGATCCCGACGCGGAGGAAGAAGAGCCGGACACGGAAGGCGAAGAGGAGGCAGCCGAATGACATGCGCGATCTGCCACAAGCCCCTCTCCGACCCCGAGAGCCTGGCGCGCGGCCTCGGGCCGATCTGCGCTCAGACTCACGCAGACCAACCCGGGCTCTTCGATGCCCAGGTGGGACACATCGTCGAGGGCGAATTCTCAGGGGACATCATCCTTCGCCGAAGTGACGACGACAGGCCCATCGTCAACTTGGCGCAGACCGTGGTCAACCACAGCCCGACCGGCTTCGAATGGGGCTATGGCGGATCGGGGCCCGCCGACCTGGCACTCAACATCCTTCTGCGCTTCCTCCCCTCCGGGGCGGCAGACCTGCTCCACCAAGAGTTCAAGCGGGCGTTCCTTGTGCCCATGCCCGACGAGGGAGGGACGATCAAGAGACAGGCGATCCTTGATTGGATCTCGGCGCAGTCCAAGCCCGACGTTTCCCTCTTCCGGGGCGCCGATGGTCGATTGCATGGGGCCCCGGGGGCTGTCCTGTGATCGTCTATCTTTCAGGGCCCATTTCCTCGGACCCAAACCATGCAGAGAAGTTTATCCAGGCATCTCTTTACGTAATGCATCTCGGTCAAGTATCGGTCCTCAATCCCGCGGCCGAAGCACAACCGCCCGATTGGGAGTGGGCGGATTTTATCATGCACGACCTCGCCCTCTTGAGGCAGGCCGATGTTCTGGTCCGTCTTCCTGGAGCCGACTCAAGCCCGGGCAGCCGTGTTGAATACGAATTTGCTCGAGGCCTCAAGATCAGGATCGTGGATCTCGCTGATGTCCGGTCCATGTTGGCGGAACTCGGGTCCGAGAAGAGAGGGGCATGATGGGAGTGACAGTCCGGAGGGAATTCTCTTTTTTCATCACGCCGGCCGCGCTCATCGATGATGAGCGGGTCAGCCTCAAGGGAATCCTCGTCTACACGGCCCTGGCGCGTCGCGCCGACCAGGGAGGGGAATCGTATCCCTCGATCGCGTCCATCGCTGCCGCGGCCCGCCTTGGTCCCACTGCGACGAAGGAAGGCATCGCCGAGCTCGAGCGTCTCGGATATCTCCGAAAGACATCCCGGGTCAAAGAGGATGGGGCGCAGACCTCCTCTCTTTACACCCTCATCGCTCAGCGCGGCACTGCCTCCTCGGAGGGGGCCCAGTCGCCAGGCGACGGGGGAGGGGTCGCCACAGAGGGGGGCCCCCAGTCGCCAGGCGACGGGGGGAGGGGTCGCCAGGCGACTACGAAGAAGATCCATCTTGAAGAAGATCCAGATGAAGAAGAATTACCGGCCGCGGCCGGCAGTGCTCCCCTTTTCGAAGGGACTCCCGAGCCGCCCCCTCGAAGTCCGTCGGCACCGGATAGCCTCTATCGGGCCGTCTGGGAGTCCTGCCTGGCAATGTCCGGGGACAAATTTTCTAACTACAAGCGCGAGGGCGAGGGCTGCAAGCGTTTTTGCGGCCTGGTCAGGGCTCGAGCGCCTACGAATCCCGAGCGCACGGCCAAGGAGCTCCTCGAGCTTTTCCGGCGCCTCCGCGAGACCGGAGGAAAGTTCTGGGCGGGACAGCCTTTCACGCCTTCCGTTCTTGCCTCCGCGGCGATCTTCGACCGTCTCCTGACCGAGCATCAACGCGGCGCCACCGCAACGGATACCAAATGGCTCGACGAGCTTGAGAGGAGGGACGCTTGAGCCCCAAGGATTTTGTCATCTGGCTACAGGGCTACTACGGGCCGATCCCCTCAGGGCAGAGGGAGGATCTTGCCGAGTACCTCCGTCCCCTGGCCCCCTCCTATCTCGAGGCCCTCAAGGGCGCTGTGGCGCGCCGCTTTTCGAGCCAGTACGGCAAGACGCCTGACATCGCGGTCTTCGAGTCATGCAGGAGCGAGGCCCTCGATGGCCAGGATGCGATTGTCCGAGCTCGCCTAACTGCCCTTCCTCCTCCCCCCGAAGGAGAGGTCGGCGAACTCATCGAAATCGACTGGGCGGCAGTCTTTGGCGCAGCCCTGACAAAATCTCGCGAGATATCGAGGAGTGGAAGATGAGCAAGCCCCTGACACTCGAGGCGCTGGAGCGCATTTTTAATCTATCGCAGTTAGAAATGGATCGCGGCGATGCTTGGACAATAGCGAAAAAGGCGCTCAGCCCGCCCCCGCATCGGACGCAAGGGAGCTGATAGCAAAGATTCGTGAGCTTGCTCCTTGCATGGACATTGGGGAGGAGGGCCAGAACGAAGAATACGCAATTGAGAACTTCGTTAATGGGGGTGTACAGTTTAGACTCACCCAAGCGCAAGCCGCCGCCCTCATCGCCGAGCGGCAGGGGGAGGCTATACCGATAGCCATGCTCGAAACCGCTTACGCAGCAGGCTTAGATACTGCTTTCGGTGCCAACCTCGCCAAATATTCGCACGAAGCGAATGCCACAGCGCACGGATACAAACTCAAATATGACAACTCTTCGGGGATTACGGATAGTTCAAGCCAGCCCCCGGCACCCGAGAGCGGGGAGACTTCGAGGCCGTATGACGAGGAAGATCCTTGCGAGGACTGCGGACTTGACGGATGTGGGTGCGAGGTTGATCCGGTGATGCTGTGTAAGGGCTGGCAACCGGGCTCCCGCGCCCCTCGTCCCGAAGCAATCGGGGAGGTGGAGGCGCTGAGGACAGAGGTCCTGAAGGAGCGGCGGCGTCTCGACTGGCTGATCGAAAACTCTGCCCTAGATGATCGCGAGGGGCTACCGATCCAATTGATCGTCACCCAAGAGGCGGTCGAAAAGTGCGGAGGGACGTGGCTCCCCGAGTATCGATGCGCGGTGCGTCAGGCCATAGACGACGCCCTCCTCTCCCGCAAGCCCGAGCAGGGGGAGCCATGAGCCCGCGCGTCTGCCACTGTCTGCGATGCGCCCGGAATTCTCACAAGACCTGCAATCGCTGGCGAAACAATAACCGGCCTCGCACTATTCTCAATTGCCAGGAGCGGAAGCATGAGTAGTCTCGACGAAGATAGCCTCACTCCGAAGGAAACGGCAGCCCTCTGCAAGGTGACGGAAAGAACCGTGCGCCGGTGGATCAAGAGGGGAATACTGCGAGTGGAGCATGTTGGATACAGGATCCGCGTTCCTCGGTCCTCTCTTTCGGCTATGGTCAATCGGAAACAATTAGGACAAGCGGCGACAAACTAGGACAAATTAGGACAAACACAACACAAGAAAGAAAAGATGTGCAACAGTCGGGGTGATGCCTCACAAACCCCGACGCGCTTGCCGCGTCCCGACCTGCCCGAGAATGGCGGACTCGCCTTCCGGGTATTGCGGGGATCATGCTGCCTTGGCTGTCCCTCGGCGCTTCATCGACTCCCGCCCCTCTGCATGCCAACGAGGATATGACGCGGAGTGGCGCAAGATCCGAGCTGAGGTCCTGGTAGCTCATAGAATCCATCGATCCGAATGGGGCAAGTACGACATCGACCACAACCCTCCCTATGATCCTGCCCGAGAGCCCGACCACCGAAAGTACACTCTGATCCCCAGGCTGCACGCGGATCACTCCCGCAAGACCGTGCGTGAGGATGGGGGGTGGGGGCGGTCTAAATCTTTGGGGTCTCAAGACATAGACCGCAGCGGTTGGCCAAATTCTCACGCATCCATAATCGGCGGGGGGGGGTACTGATGGCAGGCCGGCCCCCCAAGCCCACCAATCTGAAGATCCTCCAGGGGACCTTCCGCCCCTGCCGAGGTACTGCCGAGCCCGAGCCGGATCTCTTCGAACATGCGCCCAAGCCCCCCAAGGCGATCAAAGGACCGGCCCACAAGCGAGCCGCCGCGGAATGGAAACGGGTGGCTCAGCAGCTCGTCGACCTCGGCCTCCTCTCCTCCCTCGACCTGGTCGCGCTCGAGTGCTACTGCTTGGCCTATGAGCGGATGAACCTGGCCGAGGAATCGCTGGCTCAGGCAATCGTAGGAGGACAGGGGCTCACCTGCCTGACCCCCAACGGTTTCGAACAGCAACGGCCCGAGATCTCCATCATCTCCGGCGCTCGAAAAGAGTGCCGCGAGTTCCTCGTCCAATTCGGGATGACCCCAGCTTCCCGCTCCCGCGTGTCGGTCAAGAAGAAGAAAGCCGGTCCTGTCGATCCGATGGAGAGGCTCCTCGGTGAGGGCTAAGGGATGGGGCCGCGGCCTTGCTGCGTTGCTCCTGGTGCTCGCCATGAGTAGCCTTTCCTACAAGGCCTATGCTCTCGGCGTCTCCGAGGGCTCCATCGTCGCCTGCAAGTGGGTCAAGCTCGCGGTCCAGCGGCACCTCTCCGACTTGACTCGGCAAGGGACCGAGGACTTCCCCTATCATTTCGATGAAGGCGCAGCGGAACACGCGATCAACTTTATCCAGCAGCTTTCCCACACGAAGGGGACCTGGGCTTCTACTTACGGCGGCCGGGATGCCCATATCGAGCTCGAGGGGTGGGAGCAGTTCATCGTCGCTGTGGTCCAGGGCTGGCGCAAGGAAGACGGACTCCGACGCTTCACTCGGGCCTATGTCGAAGTTGCTCGCAAGAACGGGAAGACTACCTTAGGCGCCGGCCTTGGGAATCTTGCTTTCTTCGCTGATCTTCCCCGGGAGATCGGACCCGAGGTCTACTTCGGCGCGACGAAGCAGGAGCAGGCTGCCATCGCCTGGCGCGAAGCCAAGGCCCAAATCCGCAAGGCCCCGGCCCTGGCCAAACGGGCGAAGCCCTATGAGTCGAAACAGATCATCGTCAAGCCTGGTGACGATTCCGCGCGCATGCGCCCGCTCGGGAGGGATTCCGATACAGAGGACGGCCTTTCCCCGTCCTTCGCCCTCATCGACGAATATCATGCCCATCCCGATAGCTCGCTGCTCGATGTCCTCGAGTCGGGCATGGGCGCCCGAGAACAGCCCCTCACCTTCATCATCACGACCGCAGGCCTCGACAAGAACGGGCCCTGCTTCAACCAGGAGCACGCCCTCGCCGAGCGGATCCTTGAAGGATCGCTCACTCCGAAACCCGAAAACGTCTTTGCGATCATCTACACTCTCGACGAAGGCGACAGCTACACGGATCCCTCAGTCTGGATAAAGGCAAATCCAAACCTCGGAATTTCTGTCAATCCGGAATTCCTTGCGAACAGGGTGAAAATCGCCCAAGCCGTGCCGGCGAAACAGAACGAAGTCAAGACGAAGAACTTCAACATCTGGACCCAAGCTGCAACCCGCTGGATCACGGATGAGAAGTGGATGGCGTGCGCTCATGAAGTCGACGAGGCCGCCCTCGAGGGAAGGCACTGCCACCTCGGTATGGATCTTTCCTCCACCACCGACATCACCGCGCTTCTCCTCACCTTCAGGCCGGGGCTCGCCGGCCAGCCCTGGCCCTGGGTCCCTCGCTTCTTCATGCCCGAGGAGAACCTCCTCGAGGCGGAGCAGCGCGACAAGGTCCCCTACACCCAATGGGCAGAGGAGGGCCTTGTCATCCCGACTCCTGGGAACGTGGTTGATTATGACTACGTCGAGCAGGAGATCCGGCTTCTTGGCGGCCGATTCCTGATCGACGAAATTGTCTATGATCCCTGGAAGGCCCAGGAGATCGTCAATCATCTGTCCCCCGAATTCACGATGATCCAGTGCGCCCAGCGCTACAACCCCATGGCGCTCTACTCGGACACCTTCGAGAAGATGGTTCTCTCGCGCGAGATCGCCCACGGGGGAAACCCCGTCCTCCGATGGATGATGAGCTGCACGGAGGTCAAGGCAGACCGACAGGGGAACATTATGCCGATGAAGCCTCGAAGGGACACCAGCGGAAAACGTATCGATGGAATTGTGGCCGGGGTGATGGCCCAGGGCCGCAGCATCGTCTATAGCAGCGGCGCTGAATCGATCTACGAAGATCGAGGGATCATCAGCATATGAGCAAACGTCCGGGACTCCTCGCCAGGATCTTCAACGCGGCCGCAACCTCATGGCGAGAGGATTTTATCGACGCCCTCACGATGGGTGGGGAATCGTCGTCGGGAATGCGAGTCAATTCCGAGACAGCTATGCGGATAAGCACCGTCAACGCCTGCGTGCGGATCATCTCGGACACGGTCGCATCCCTTCCACTCCAGGTCTATAAGCGCCTCGACTCGGGAGGAAAGGCCATTTGGCCAACTCATCCTCTATATGAACTTCTCAACACGCGGCCAAATCCATGGCAGACCACGATGGATTGGCTATCGCAAGCGGTGAACCATCTTCTCTTCCGCGGCAACTATTATGGGGCGGTCCTCAGACATGGGGATTCGATCGTTGACGACATTATCCCCCTCAACCCGGACCGAGTCGAAGTCACGCAGCTCCCCGATTATTCCCTGACCTATAAAGTGGCTCTGGCCGATGGGCCCGCTATCATCCTGGCCCAAGAGGATGTCCTCCACATCCGAGGGCTCTCGTCGAATGGGATCACGGGGCGAGGCGTCATCACCGATGCCCGCGAGATGTTCGGCGCGGCCCTTGCGACACAGGAGTATTCCGGTCGGCTTTTCAAAAACGACGCAACCCCGGGCGTAGTCATCAAGCTACCTGGAAGGCTCGAGAACGACGCTGCTATTAAACGGCTAAAGGAATCCTGGGATGTAGATTCCTCCGGCGTGGCGAACTCCCACAAGACTCGCATCCTCGAAAACGGGGCGACCATCGAACGAATGAGCCTCTCGGCCGAGGACTCGCAGTTTATCGAGACCCGCAAGATGCAGCGCTCTGAAATCGCCGCTCTCTTCGGTGTCCCGCTCATGCTTCTTCAGGCCAACGACAACACCACGACCTTCGCAAGCGCCGAGCAGTTCATGCTGTCCTATACGATGCACACGATTCGCCCTTGGCTCGTCAGAATCGAACAGGCCCTTTCCCGCAGCCTGTTTACCGCACCCCGCATCTACTTCCCCAGGCTCAACCTCGACGCTATCCAGCGCGCGGATCTCAAAACGAGGTACGAGGCCTACAAGATGGGCCGCGATGGCGGGTGGCTTTCAAAGAACGATGTGCGCTCGCGTGAGGACATGAACCCGATCGACGGGGGAGACGACTACAGCTCATTGGCCGAGATCCAGAACACCCGCCTGATGACAGGAGATACCAATGGGAATCAGAAGTAAATGGTTTGCCGTCGATGCGAAGCCGGACGTCGCGGAGATCTCCATCTTCGACGAGATTGGCGGCTTCGGCGTGTCGGTCTCGGAGTTCAAGAATGCCTTCGACCTCGTCCGTGACCAGAAGGATATCAGGCTCCTCCTCAATTCCCCCGGTGGATCCGTGACCGAGGGCATGGCCCTCTATAACCTGCTCGCCAGCGTGCGAGCGAAGCTGACCGTCGAGATCCTCGGCCTGGCTGCCTCCATCGCTTCTGTCGTCGCCCTTGCAGGTCGCGAGCTTGTCATGGGCGAGGGCTCCTACTTCATGATCCACAACCCCTGGACGATCACCTGGGGCGACGCCGACCAGCTTCGGAAGGACGCGGAGGTCCTCGACAAGATGCGGGGCGAGCTCGTCAACATCTACACCGCTCGCTCAGGGTTATCGGCCAAGGAAGTCGGCCAGATGATGGACGATGAAACCTGGCTGACCGCCGACGAGGCGAAGGCCAAGGGCTTTGCCAGCGTAGTCAAGCGCGATACTCGGGCTGCCGCCCTCACCTTCGATCTCGGCCGCATTGGGTTCCAGCACGCGCCCCGCGCCCTCGTGGCGCCCAGGCGGGCCGAGGACATCACCACCATTCGCGACTTTGAGAATCACCTGCGGGATGCGGGGTTCTCCAAAGCGGAAGCCGAGGCCCTCGCTTCCGGCGGATTCCGTGCGCTCCGTCGGGGGGATCCCGCGGCGACTGGAACCGATATGAAGGCCACCATCGCGGCGCTGAGTGCTGCCGCCAGAATCCTGATTTGAGGAGGGCCAGATGGACCCCGAACTGAAGAAAGCGATCGAGGACCTGGGCAAGGCCTGGGCCGACTACAAGAGGACCAACGACGAACGCCTCGCCGCCCTCGAGCAGGGCAAGGGCGTGGCCGAGTTCGAAGCGAAGCTCGCCAGGATCGAAGGCGAGGTCGCGAAGAACCAGAAGATCGTGGAGGACCTCGGGAAGCTCCAGGCCCAGGTCAACCGCATGAACCTCGGAACGGCGGGGTTCGGCGAAAAGCCCAAGTCCGAGGCGCTCACCGCCTTCGATGTCTGGGCGAGAAAGGGCAAGGACCGCGAGTTCAGCGCCGGCCTCACGACCGACTATGAGCCGGGTGCCGGTTATACGGTGCTCCCCGAAGTCGAGACGATGATCGAGCGCGTCGTCTCCAACATGGTCGCCATGCGGCGCCTGGCGACGGTAAGGAAGGGCAGCGCCGGATCCTTCGTCAAGTTCATGTCGAAGGGCGGGGCCACTGGAGGGTGGGTGGACGAGAAGGCCTCCCGCTCCGAAACCACTCCTCCCGCACTCGACAAGATCGAAATCTTCGCCCGCGAGCTCTACGCCGATCCCAAGGCCTCTCAGGCCATGCTCGATGACAGCTTCGCGGACATCGCGGGCTGGCTCGCGGACGAGGTCGGCATCACCTTCGAGGAGCTTGAGGAAGCCGGATTCATCTCCGGTTCGGGCATGGGCACGCCCCGCGGGATCCTCTCCTACGACATCGTCGCCAACGCTTCCTACGCCTGGGGCAAGCTCGGCTATATCGCCTCGGGCGCTGCCGGCGCCTGGGCGACCGCTGATCCCGCGGATGCGCTCATCAATCTCATCCACGCCCTCAAGGCGAAGTACCGCTCGAACGGCGCTTTCCTCATGAACGACCTCACCCTCGCCTCGGTGAGGAAGCTCAAGAGCACCACGGGGACGGGATCCATGAACTCCTACCTCTGGGAGCCCTCCTTCAAGCCCGGCGTCCCCTCCCTGCTTCTCGGCTACCCCGTCGAGTCGGCTGATGCGATGCCCGACATCGCGGCCAATTCCTACTCGATCGCCTTCGGCGATTACAAGCGGGGATACCTCATCTACGATCGCGCCGGGATCCAGATCCTCAAGGATCCCTTCACCACGAAGGGCTCGGTCGAGTTCTACACGACCAAGCGCGTCGGCGGCGGTGTCCAGAACTTCGAAGCCATCAAGCTCCTGAAGTTCGCCGCCAGCTGATCGATCAAGCAAACCCGGGGCGGGCTCTATGCCCGCCCCATCCTGAGACAAGGAGAAAGGAATGAAGGACATATTCAGCGAGACCGCGCTGGCGGACCTGCTCCCCGTCGCGACCTACGCCGCCGACAACACCCCTGCCGCGGTGGACCTCCTCGGCTTCGAGGCCGCGGAGATCGCCCTTGCCATCGGTGTCGGCGGAATTACGTTCAGCGGGACCAACAAGATCGAGTTCGTCCTCACCCACTCGGACGACAATTCGTCCTATGCGAACGTCGCCGACGCGGACATGAAGGGCGTGACAGGCATCGCGAACGGAATCGTCAAGGCTCTCACCGCCGCCCACGCGGCCGCCGAGGTCATCAAGCTCGGGTATGTCGGCGGGAAGCGCTACCTGAAGCTCCTCGCGGATTTCTCGGGTACCCACGGGACGGGGACTCCCCTGGCGGCAACCGTCGTCAAGGGCCGCCCGCACGTCGGACAGTAAGAGAACCCCTCGTGCCCGTAACGCTTTCTGCCGCCGCGCTTATCGACTTCGCTACTTTCCAGCTCGCCTTCCCCGCAACGGGAAACGATGAGCAGGACCGCATCCACATGCTCATCAATCAGGCAAGCGCGCGAATAGAAAGCTATACGGGGAGGCGCCTCAAGTCTCGAACCTACGCTGGAGCCTCCGCCCTCGTCCTAGATGGGACGGGGACGGGGGTTCTTATTCTCCCTCATCGCCCCATCGTTTCCATCACACATCTCTATGTCGACTCCAGCAGGATCTTTGCTTCAGATTCGGAAATTCTTGCAGCCTCATTTTCGGTTGATTCAGAAGCGGGAATGATCCGCCTGTACTCGGGGAGCTTTCCCGATGCTCTGGACGCGATCAAGATCGAATGCGTCGCAGGATTCGCCACAACTCATGAAGCTTTCCCGGTCCTCGAGACAGCTTGCCTCGAGCTCGTGAAGTGGATGCAGTCTCGCTATGCGGGCTTCATCGGCAAGCGCACCGAGACCAATGCGGATGGCCTCAACATCGGCTTTGAAATTGACATCCCCTCGAACGTCAAGGCGATGGTCGACCCCTTTCGCGAGGTGAGGGCATGATCGTCGCGCAGGTCAAGGTCACTGACGGGCTTACCCAGCCACTTGAGCGCTTCGGGGCCGCAGCTCCGGGGATGCTCGACCAGGTCCTCCGGGGCGGGGGATATCGGTATCGCGCCTTCCTCCGCAAGAACTACCTTCGCGGGCAGATGCTCCGCCAGAATTTCGGCGAC